TTTAACATGATTAAGCGCCTTTTATAAGTAGAGTTTCATCGACAGCGATGTAGTAGATTGTTTGTAAACTTGCGAAGTATTGACCTTTGTATAAAAACATATTACTCCTTTATCAACTTTGCATAATTGCCTAGCTGATTAGATAATTATACTCCTATCTTGTAGTATGTCCACAACTATCTTATACTTATATGAAATAAATTGACCTTATGCGAAGCATGATAAACTGCACTTGTACTAAGTAAGCGTAGCGCATATACCTTCGTCCTGCTAAACATGTCTTCATCTTGAAGCTGAGCGTAGTCTCTTTTACGCGACGTGCTGCTTGTTCACTTATCTTTTGAACTAATGGCTTGAACTTAATCTTGTAAGTACGAGCGTAGGAATAACGTACGCAGTACTTATGGGCGAGTTAGTCTTTTGACCTCCCCGCATGATTGTTACTTTAGGAATGTAACTGTACCATCTTTATTAACTATATACATGATTTACCCCGCATACTTACTTAATGAATTTAAAGCACATCTAACAACATGCCTGTCTCTGAATTGTATAACTAGCCGCAATGCTTGAGCATAACGCTTAGCTTGTGCACGACCATAACCATAATTCTCCTCAATAGCCAATGAACTAATCATAGGAAGTTTATGTAACATACTCCTAACAACAGCCACATTAAGCTTAGTACCTTTATGTGTATTAGCAACATCAAATGATCTAACAACACCTGTTATTACATCATCTAGTGCATCATCAACTATGTACTCTTGATCTATTTCAGCAAGTATACTACCTGCATGAGTGTTATTGATAACTATAGCCTTACGACCATAACTAGAGTGCTTAGTGGTAATTAAACCAGCAGCAGGTAACTTAACACCTTTAAGACGTAACATTCTACGCTCGAAGTCTTGTAATGACATACTACCTCACCTCTACCTACTCGGATAATTTTATTTGCATTTGGCTCCCTATAATATAAAGAATAGCCGTGGATTTTTCTCTTTTAAGCGATATTCTGCATATTGCTACATGGATGCTACAAAGATTACACCATAGAAAAGAGGTATAACAAAGGTAGAACAATACAATACACATACTACACACATGTAACCACATACAAACACATGTTACACACATATATCTTATAAAACGAAAAAGACATATCAAGGGATGTAAGCCTGTGCATCACCATCACCGCCAGTCTTTAGGCGAGGCATCTCTTTGCCGAGCTAAGTAACACAGCTTCACCGTGTTATAGGTGAGCCTGCGAACTTATTACCCTGTCATTCACTACGTCTCTTTGTAGGGATATGACGTGAAGCCCTTACGGAGCGTCAGCGACAACAGTGTAGGTGCCCTCATCACCGTTTGGCATGAGAGCCACGCGGCTTGAGCGTTCCCTTGACCTGTCTCTAAGCATTGGGAATGCAATTGCCTTCATCATGAATAATGACAGCCCTCTGCTGCTAAGAGATACCCCCATTGGGGGAATATAGGGGGGAAATCTTGGAGGGAGTGCCCCCACAAACTTGTTACCTGTTTTTAATATTTTGGTTAATCTGTGGTAACTCACTATTACTCACTATTACTCACTATTACTCACTATTACTCACTATTACTCACTATTACTCACTATTACTCACTACAACCTTATACAACCTATGTAACCGTCCAGTGGACGACTACACAAGTTAAACTATCTTACTCGAAGGTAGAGTAGTCGTAGTCAGGGAAGACCACTGTAGCATCTTTACCCATACCTGCAATGGTAGTAGTAGGAGTATGTAGTATATGCTTCAAACCAATGTCCTTCAATGCACCTTTAGTCCAAGGCTCACCATGACGTTTAGATACAAAGATAACCGAGGTACGGTCTAACTCTTTCTCATCTTCTGGTGTACCTGTGTTATCAGGCCATGTAGGTGTTAAAGCATCTTCATGATCTGTTACGATTACTACTAATGGTTGGTATACAGATAAGCGACCATCTACGCCACCTACTACATTTAGGGAGTTAGTAGCAGTTGCTACCTGTTCGATTGTACGTTCTGGGATGTTGAATGGGTTAGCCATTATTTAGTTTCCTGTGCTTTAGTTACTGTCTTTACTGTCTTCGTTGCTTCTTTAACTAGAGCTTCTAACTTCTCTTGTTCTTTCTCGAACTCAACGATCTTTATGTGCATGAATTTAATAACGGCTTTCAGTAACGCCATACGATGTTTATGTTCGCGTGCTTTATTGAAAGTAGCCACTAAAACAGTGCGGAGTTTACCTAGTGCCTGCAACTTATCTGTAGGCATATCGGTTATTTCTAAGAATGATTTATAAGCCATCTTATTTGTTCCTTCTGAACTTGTGGTTTTGTTTAGCTGTCTTAGAGAATCTATCTGATGATAGTCCTAGACAACCGTGTGTGTTCCCTATATCTGCGCCCCATAAAGCCATAAAGCCTACGTTCTCGTCAGTTTCCTTCTGAGACATACGTTTATGTTCATCTATGGCTAACATCTCAACCCAGTGCCGGACTGAACCTGCTACTGCATCTAAACTATCGTCATGTATTAAGCTACCACGTTCACGACTAATCTTAGCCATTTGGTGGAAGAACTTATACGATTCACGTTGGTCTATAGGGTATCTTGTGACACTATCTACATCGTATTGGATTATATCCTCATGGATGATAAGGCGGTGTCGCGCCATTACTGGTTCTAATACGTCTATTATACGTAGCTCTTTCTGACCACTCTCCCATACATCTTCGATAGCAGGACACATTTTCAGGTCTGCTTTCTCGTATGTACTATGAAGTATAGTTCGCCAAGCTGCTGCAAATGCACCGTAACCGAAGTTTTTCTCTACCTCTATACTATTAACTCTATGCCTTAATGACAACTCTGATAGTTGTTGGTAGTACTCAGGGCTATAGCCTCCAGGCAGCTTTAATATCTCTGCTAGGAATATATAACCATGTAGATGGTATGTCACTGCTGCTACAGTTTCATCACCATTCTCACCACCACCAGCTGTATCCACGTACATGTGTTTACCTTCAAACTCATATAGTTCTGCTGATATCTGGAATGGTCTATAGAACTGTGGTTTAGATGTGAACTTACCATCACATGCTATAAGGTTCTGTGGACTAGGCATCCATGTTATCTCGCCTGGGGCCTTGTCCATACCAAAGTTCATTACTACTAGATTCTTAGACTTCAAAGGATGTCTTAGTGCATCTGACAGCTCAGTGTTGAGCATGTGCTGTAAGTTAAAGTAAGCTGTTCCTTGGTCGAGCTCTTTATCAGTTAACGCTTGTTCATTCAGTAGTACTGGGTCAGTAGGTACACCTCGTGTGCCATCTACTCCACCACCTATCTGGTTCTTCGGGACGTCCATCATAGCACGTACGTACGGTGCTAACGTCTCACCGTAGTGTTTTGCTTCCTCGTTGGTAGGTACTCGTCCTGTCCAAACACGGATAACATAACCACGGGAAGGGAGATTATTATATATCGAATCTACCGTTTGAGGCGTTCCCATATACAAAATACGGCCCTTTTGACAGATAGAGGTAAAATCCTTCGATAAATGTTCAAGAGCCGCCCTTTGCGTTTCTGTGGTCCCGTTCTTTGATGATTCTATATCATCTGGTATTAGTAAGTCAGCCCTTCGACCTTGCATATTGGCTGTTATACCTATACACGCAATCGAAGGGGACTTCTCAGCACCTTTTAACTGCCAATTGATATCAAAAGCTTTACTTGAAGCTCTATCACCATGTTGGCGGTCTGGTCGTAGACACTCTAACATGTCCCAACTCATAATTATCTGGATAATCCAGTTAGCAATCTCTGCTGCAACTTCACTACCTGCTGATACCACTAGTATTCTGTGTTTACAGTCATGTATTAGTTGCCATACAGCGAACATCGCTACGATTGTACTCTTTGCTTGTGATCTCTGCGCTTGAACCATACCATATTGCACGTCCGATTGTAGAAATTCACCAATGTCTATTTGTAGTTCAGTACATTGGAAGCCCATAAGCTCAGTCATACAATCGTAGAGGAAGTCCTCAAATTCAAGGTAGTGCTCACGTAGAGCTTCTACTTCTGCCCATCGTAGGACACACTGACGTTCAGTATCGGATAGAGTATTCATGTACTCTATATCATTAGCTATACGGGTAAACTCTTGGTCTTCCGCAAACTCATCTACTGCTTGACGCTCAGGACTTAACAAGTCCCACTCTTCATCAGTGTGCTCCCCTTCCGGGTCTTCTAGGTAGTCATCATTTCGCTCTGCTACAATCGCCATTGCCATTTCTTCGGTCAAGTCCTCACGGAGTTGATCGTATGTCATGTCTTTTATACGCATACTAATCTACCTTTATACTGCCTGTAGTGCTGCCTCTCCTGCGTTCTTTAGTCGCGAGTGGCGTTGTTTCTTAGCGAGTGAATCGCGTAAGTTGTTCATGTTCTCGTCTACTTCGACGTCACACGTAATCTGATTATCCTTCAAGAACTTGATAGCGGCGGCAATAGTAGCAGGTTGTGCAGTATATCGCATGTTACCTGTACTGACTGCCTCGCCCTCTGAGTCGAAGTCCATTTCTTCTTCTTGATGTGAAATCTGAGCATTGAGAACTGTAGCTACAGCGCCATGTAGGTCACCTAGCTTATTCTCATTAGCTTTGCTCATATTGCCCCTTAAACTCTGCTAACCACTTATCGTCCTTCTCAGTCTTGGTAGACTTTACGGCTGCGTCAGCTATTGCAAACAAGGCGTACTTAATCATGTATTCTGAGGCTACTGTTACCAGCATACCTTTTAACACGGCAACTAAGCCTTTTAGTAATAATGTTCCCATTACTTACTCCTATAAAATTTGTTTAATCATACGGTATAGTACCCAGCATCTATAGGCTATTAGTAAAACTACACCAATCCCAAGTACCACAACCATATCACTTATCCTTGAATTTACTCCATATAGATAAGCCACGTTCTACTATAAGCAGAACTAAAGCTACACCCATACCTATTTTGAACCAAGCACCATATGTTACGCCCAACCAAACTGATTGTTCAAGTTCTAGTGCTGTTATAATGCCTTGGTTAGTTACCTCGTTTACTACGGGTATACCAACTACTGCACTTCCTATTAGATCTTTCATTGATTGTACCATTAATTATTAACCTAGTTAGTTTACCATGGTCATTTTATGTACCTTCGACCTAGCCGGTGGCTAAGCCTAAGGTAAGTCTACTAACCTCTCACTAGTACCTTACAATACCAACCGTTGACTGTAAGGGTACAATCTTTATCTGTCGTTATCTCGAAGTACGCACCGTTGTTTAAGGTATTAGTATCTCCCATATAGATACCATTGAAGTTAGTCAACGGGTGGTCACCTGTGTTCTTGAAGTTAGCCTCAGTGATGAAAGGTACACGGTACTCACTAGCACCAAGACCTAGTCTCAGAGCAATATCTATCTGGGTATTTACGGAGGTAGTGTGTAAGATTACGTCTAAGCGTATGTCTATCATGTCCCCTAACTTTAAATCAGAGAAATCAAACTCCCCAGCACTGGCATCCCATACGTCTGTAACTCCTACAGCTGTGTACAACTTATTAGTGAAAGAACCTAACTCATCATTAGGCAGCGGTACAGGACTCCCCACTACAGTCACCACTAAAGGTGTACCTGTTGTTGCAGTATCGTTATAGTCTAATATACCAATACGGCAGTTGTCAGGAGGTTTAACCTCAGATACTTTAACCTTCTTACTTGTCCCTTCCGCACTACCGCTTGTATCACTTACATCTACTGCATGAAGCCAGTCATCTTGAGCAAGTGTAGTTAGCTCGTTTTTATCCGTTAACTTAGGCATAAGCCTCCTTAATTAAATTCATAGCTACCTCCATCTTGGAAGGTATAACTATCTCCATCCTGGAATGTAAAGTTTTGCAGTATTGCCCTCGGCAGTACTAAGCTATCTACCGTTAGTATACCACTACCTGTAAAGCCCATGTCATTAATAGGCGCAGGTATTGGTGCCCATGAGCTACCTGCTGCTACTGTGAATGGTTCTCCATTAGATAGTGTTACTGTTACATCTGTTATAGCTAGTACTACTAAGTACCCTCTGTGCTTATCCCTACCTAAATCGATAAGGGGCACAGACTGCATGTTAGTTGCTGTTACACTTACAAGCATAACTTCTCCTTGTTGCTACTAGGCTAACCATCTTCCGCGGTCCATCCTAGTTTGTTTAATTCAACTAGTACCTCTTCGTGAGTTAGAGCTATTTCTGTACCATTCATCCAGCTTGGTGAGTGACCTTCTTCTGTCGTTGACCGTACCACAAACTTTGTTCCATCTAAGCTCTTACGCTCATATCCTGGGGTGTGGCCATCAAACAAGATACTTGGTAACTCTGTGTAGTTATTGTAACTACATATATTAAAGTGCATAATTACCTTGTTATACGTTATCGTTCAACGCTGTTATTTCGACCTGTGAAAGAACTCTATCATAGACCCTGAGGTCATCGATGATTGCCGGTAGCCCATTCTCACCGACCATAAAGTTGTTTGTATCTGTAAAGCTATACGTTGGTAGTGTTCTGGTTGTTGCGTTAGCTACACCATTTACATAAAAGGTAAGAGTTCCACCTGAACCTGTTCCCGTGATAACTGTATGAATCCATACGTCATCTAGATACCTATTATCGCCTAGATTTAAAACAGTGTTATCAGTCTTAAATGATAAGCCACCAACTCCACGCGTGTTAATTTTAAACCCGCTAGGCAATGTTGAGCTACCTGATTCGGTAATAGTTCTTGCTGCTGTCACGGCTGTTTTCATCCTGAAAGCAATAGAGAATGCAGAGGCACCAATTGCCATAATACTGCTATCAGCATTGGCGTTATAGTATTGATCTACACCATTGAAGCTAGTTGCTTTAAGGTCGGGTAAATCTAAACCAGTAACTATTGTAGGCGAGTTGATCGGCACCAATGAAGAGTCGTTACCATCCAATAGATACTTTAGTAAAAAGTCTGGTACTGGGTCAACGTATGGTGGTGCCCCACCGCCTACTAGTGGAGGTGCGAACCCTCCTGAGAATCCCCCTAGGAACCCAAAGTTGTTATTTATCATATGCTACCCCAGTATTAATGTACCTGTACCAGTGAAAACAATGTCGTTTATGGGTGCAGGTATAGGTGACCATACTGAGCCTGCGTCTAGGGTGAAAGGTTCACCACCAGAGATTGTTACTGTTATCTCAGTAGTAGCTACTACTGCTAGGTACATACGGTGCTTGTCAGCAGGTACATTACCTACTGGTGTTGCCACCATGTTACGACCTGAAAAACTTGTATTCATGTATTCTCCTTACAAGTCTCTCGCAGTCTAGTTATATGTACTGCTGAGACTGTGTTATTATACAGCGTAATGCTATGTTGTTTATTGAGGGGAATTACCCTCCGTGTGGCAGGTATTAGACCCACGTTTATTGCAATTGTTCTAAATTATTGATAAATAACAATCAGAAAAGCACCTCCACAGAAGTGCTTTGAGTTTGCTACTGTGTTCTATGTGCTAGGTAAGTGTGGTTGCTACCTGATTAAAAGTCAGAATGTAATACTGAGGTTGTGGAACCCCATGTACCAATACTACCATCCACCGTTGCAAGTTCCTTGAATGCTATAACTTGGACAAAAGCACTACTAGCACCTGCTGACCTCGATAGAGCGCCGTAAGAACCACCACTACCATCAATTGTTGCACTACCTTTCAAGTTAATTGTTATCAACCCTCTAGCTAATGGTTTGTTACCAAACACACTAGCACCAGCACCAATCTTTACATCAGAAAAATCAATAATTACATCTAAGATTCCATTTGTATCTATCATCGTCCTACTGTCAGATTGAAACGCACTAGCATCAGGAATTTGCACTTCAACACCTACCATGGTTAAAGAACCTGTTGAACCGAACGCTATGTTTGCCACTCGATCACCAAACGCTGTCCAGTCAATAATAGGCTTGGCAACTGCATCACCCCATGTACTTATTTTAAGCTCTATGCTTCCTGGCAGTACAGCAAACGCACCCATTGTAAAAGTGCCACCCTTCTTCAGTTTTATCTCATAACTACCAACCTCGTCTATGCGCTTTAATGCCTCCTCTAATGTTTTTATAGGAGCTACCGCTGTAGATGAACCAGAAAGTTTTAGCATTCCACTGTTAGAATCATCACCTAGAACATCGTCAAGAAATAGGGTTTTTACGGGTTGTCTTTCATAGGTGTCAATCCAAAGTTGACGCTGCCCTTTTCTGCCTACTTTTGTAGACGTTCGCTCGTAGTTGTCGCCGTCCTTGGGGTATGTACCGTATACCTCTAGTTGTGAATCTGTAGGGGCAATACCCGCATCATACAATAAACCATAGTTACCATCTGGCTTGTCTAGTACATACTCACCATCACCGCGCATAACAAACAGCACAACAGAGGGGGAGAAGAAGTGAGGATTATTAACTACTATCTTAGACAGGTTACCCTCAAAACACATCTCTTGTATATTCTCAACCCATAACTCATCAAAGACAATCTGGCTAAAATCCGAACACCTAACCAATCTGTCCCAATGCTCCATAACATCCATTTTAGAGCTTACTATTGCCGTGCCTGTTAAGTATATACCCGTATTCATAAAGCGAGTTGATGCAGGGTTAGTTGTGGAATCTTCCGCGTCAACATAAGGCGCGTTTATGTCAGTTAGTGACTCGTCATCCCTCCATAGATTTATATAGTTACCGTAAGATATTATGCCATTGACTACGCCCGCATAAGCAATACCCGTACCTTTCGCTAGTATAAGGTTATTTGTGTTTTTAGCAGCCCAGCAACCCGTAACCATAACATCGGTAATAAACCCTTCAATAATACAGTGGTCAAGCTCAAATCCTGGGGCTGCCGCGAACCTAATACCACCATAAATCGAAGCGTCATCATGATTTGATACAATGGTTAAGTTCTTAAACTTAACGCCGCCCATTTTTGTAGATGTTGAGCCTATACCTATACCCGTAACCCTGTCAAGGCTAGGCTGCCTAACACCGCTAACATCAAAAGGTGCAGTATCAAATACATACTGCCCTTTATCTAGGAAGTCACAAAAGAAAAATGAATCACCGCTGTGCTCGTTAAAGTCTTGCCTAAACTCAATGCCACGCTCTATTCCTACAAATGCAACGTATGGATTACACAGTATTTGACTGGTAAGCCTGTACAGTTCAGGCGGCACTACTACCTCACCGGATTGGTTATTATCTATATCTTGTCCGGTTGCCGGTACTGTACCCTTCCATAAAAAGCTGTTGATAAGGTCTATTGCGTGTTGTACATGTACCGTAGCATCGTTGGATTTACCAGTTGGTGCGCCGATGTGCTGTAGATTCACGCTACTGTTAATGGGTAGGTCTAAGCTCTGGCTAACTTGGTCGCTGGCAATTATGTTTTTGTCGTTACCCGTTCCCGTACCAGTTATTACATTAAAGTATGCGTCCCTATCGGTTAAATACACACGTTTCCCAATAGGAAATGAGTTATTTAACGCCTTGTAATCGTCCTCTGTGGCGAATGTATGGGTCTGTGACGAGTCGTTGAGTTTACCATACCCACCTACCTTAACACCATCACCCACTACTAGTTCGTGAGTGTCTGTATTCACAACAATCTCACCCGAGGCGGGTGTAAATCCCGCGATCTCTGCGCTATTACCGCGTCTACTTTTTACTTGTGTTGACATTATATACTCCCGTAGTCAAAGGTATCAGCAACTGCGCTTGTTACTAAGCCATAGTCCTGAAAGTTATTTGGATCAAACTCTGGTGCAGATTGCATCCTAGCGTCGATTGTTTCTGTTATTTGTAGTGCAGGCATGAAGTGAGCAGAGGCTGTTGCATTCACCCCACTTATTACCGATGTTAATACAGCACTGTTTATACTAAACCCTGCCATATCTAAGTCACCAGCCATTTGTAGTTGTTGTACTACCCAAGGTGGCGCTGTGGTCATGTAACCATCTTCAATTTCTTGAAGTATCATCAATGACTGTGCAAAGGAATCATCTAAGTTGTTCTCTCTTAGAATAGCACCTTCTTCATAATCATTGATGGGTTGTGATCGATCTACTACTCGTCTAATGTTAAAGGCTACACCCGAATCAACGGGTGTGTCTAACACGATTTGAGTAGAGTTTAAGAATGAGTAACTTAGCTGGGTTGTAAAGTCATCAGTGTCTAATGACACATATATGTCACTTTCTTGTAGGTAACCTAACGCGAACGTTAAGTCGTATACTGTACGTATACCATCACCTGTATGGTCTAATCGTGTTAGTGCCATTAATTCTGCTCCATTGCTTTGATTACCGCGTTAGTGACTTCGTTCATAAGCGGCAAAGTGTTTAAAGGTGTTATTTGTTTAATTGCTACTGGGTCGCCTTGTACAGCGTTCATAGTTGCATCTGCCATAGATACTACTGGAACTGACTTAGCTCCCTCCCACAATGATTCAATACCATCCTTCTCTTGATATGCTTTAGTCCAGTCCTTACCGAGGTTATATAAGTCACCTAGTATTCCTAAGTTACTCACATAGTTCTCTGTTTGCATCTGGTCAGCAGTTGGTTGGTGGAACTCAGCATCTGATAATGCTACGTAAGCTCCTGCCCCCGCTGCTACTTTGGCATAACGAGTTACACCTGCTGTCATAGCATTAAGTACTGTACCTAGAACTGCTTCACGGTCAGCAAACTGTAAGTTACGTTGTGCTCCCTTAGACATAAATGCCAAAGG